TTATACAATCAAGGGTGATAAGACCAGGATCAACCTGGGTGGCATTGACAAAACAGTTGTCTTTGTTGCTGACCCATTGAAAATTAATGCTAAGGTCAATGAGTTGTCTGCATACTGGAATGCAAAGGAGAACAATCCTGAATCCAAACACAATAAAAAGTGGGATGCTCAGTGGGCAGTCATCGATGGTGTCATCTATCAGCAAGAATCTGGTGTGCTGAACCTACTCTATGCTTGGGACAAGTCTCTTGCATCCACCTTCAACAAAGCAACGTCATCAAAGTATGAAGGTGTATTTGCTGGTAATAACTACCCAGATATGGTAGAATGGATGGAGAAGAACGGCGAAGATACTACTGTCATTATGAAGTACATCAACGCTGCTCTTAACGACGACTGGGATGCTCTCAAGGGATCCAAACAGGCATACCTTGAGGACTTACAGGAGACGATCGTCTCGGAATGACGTAAAACTTGACCTGGTGGAGTCATCCCCGTATATGCCCGTGATGGAGACACGTTAACAACCCTGGTCGGGATGGTCTACACGACCCCTGGAGTTTCTTGTTTCTCACAAAAACAAGTGGCGTGCATGTTTGACCTTCTAAATAGTGGAGCCTAACCGCTCCACTATTTTTATGTCTGAAATTAATAAGGACGTAACTGTAGAGAAGGAAAGTGATGAAGATAAGAGTGAAGTTCTTGGTAATTTAGTGAAAGTTGTAGTCCTCATTTGGTCTGCATCCCTTCTTACGTTTAGTTACGTTCGCTTACCGAACGGTCAAAAGATTCTAGATTTTGATCCCACGTTCATCGCTTCGGTGTTTTCTGGATCGCTAGCTGCGTTCGGATTATCTCCTGCTAAGAATGGATCTGCTCCTAAGAAAGCACCATCCATTGGAAAGAAAGAAGAAACTCAACCAAAATTATAATCATGCAAAAACTAATCAATGTACTCGCATTGTCGTCTTTTGTTGTATCTGCTGCCATTGTTGGCGGTGGCGCTTATGTGTATCTTAACAAAGATGCTATGATCGAAAACGCAAAAGAGCAAGTAGCTAAGGCAGCAGCAGAAGCAATTGCTGGTGCACTTCCTGGTATGCTGGATGCAGCAATGCCAGAACTTCCTAACACAACTGGCGGTGTTGTGCCTGGTGGTGCTAGTATGCCAGGAATGCCTGGTTTTTGATGCCTAGAAATATGATTATTCGTAAAGATGAATTGGAAGTTCGCATCCTTAAGATGAAGAACGAACTGTATGATGGTTCTTGGTACAGTAAAAATGCTGACTACCACGATGGAGCACAACAGATGCTGAATCGTGTCTTAGATATGCTAGGTGAATACAGAGATTATGGATCCAATCCCTGATATTAATATACAACTTAGGAACATTGACATTCCACCGACACAGATCTGGGATGTCAATGTTCCTAGTACAATTCCTAGGGTAGTTCCTGTCACAACACAGATAGGAACACCCGTTGTTAACATGCCTGGATGTGTCACTGCTCATGAGAAGAGTGACAAGAACGATACAATCGTAAGTGACGATCCTAAAGGCGCAAAGATTTTTTGTGACGGAACTGTTCCCTCGTTCAATCCTATTCAGTATGAACCTGAGAACATGACGTTCGAGCAGAGTGCTCCTGTACCTAAGATACCTGGACCACCTGAGACCCCTGCTCCAAAGACACCAGAGATTCCAAAGACAGATCCCGTCACCGCAGTGACCGAGGAGACGGTGGAAGAAGTACCTGATACAGATTGGGTAGAAGAATATTTACCACCAGTCTCAACGGTCACCACAACAGCATCTATCGCTGTGGTTGCAACTACCTCAGCACTGTTGGCGAAACCGTTGGCAGATCTTTTGTTGAAACTAATCAAACCAACGATCAAGAAAGTGCTGACGAAAGTCCAGAAGATGATTGGTAAGAAGATTAAGGTCTACTCTTTAAGGGAGCGCCGAGGTCAGCAGCGTTCTCGGAATAAGGCTGTTCGCGTCTTGAAGGGGCGGGAATAGTATGAACGTGTGGTTTGATGTGAGTTACGTTCTGCACAACCACGTCTGCACATACTTTAGCGTATCTGCTTTGTGGATGGAAGCGGATTCCCTCCTTTATCAACTGTCCACAATTTTTGAGACGGGCTAGTTCAAAATCTAATCTCTTATTGGCAAGTAGTTGTTCTCTGTAAGCATTGTGGTTCTTTGCTGCTTGCTTACACAATGCTACTTGCTCTTTGTCTAATGGAATAGACCACGTAGCAGAGAAACCTACGCCAATATTATAGTTTTCTTTTTGTCCAGTCCTCGTCGGAACGTAATATAATATGGAGCCAGGATTATCTGGTGCTCCATCCTCGTCCATATCTCTCATGTCATAGACAGGACTGTCATAGTAATCTTCCCAAGGACGTTGGAAGTTTCCTGCTGTAGTTACATAGGGTGTGATGTTTAAGGTACTACCCTGACAGGAGATGCCGTCCCCATATTGTGAGGTGATATAAGGACCCTGTAAAACCTGGATAGCTTGATTGGTCACTGAGCCTGAACTATTCGCCACTGGAGATGCAGTAGCAGACACACCGCCAACTGTCTCAGCGTGTGCTGGTGTTGCACAGAACAGTGCTACGATTACTGCGTAAAGACGCTTGTAGTTTCTGTTGTGCTTTCGATGATTGTTTCTCTTTGAATCACTGTGTGATTGCTGAGCCCTGGTCCCATGTACGTCTCTGTGTACTGGAACGCTGCTCCTGGTACCGACTGTTTGAAGTCTGGTCTCGAACCCACTCCTGTCCATGTTGTAGAATTCCCATTGATTGTTGCGTTTACTCCAGTAGTAGTTGGAGAAACACTCTTATTATCTATAACCTCAACGCCACTTCCTGAAACACTGAATTGATATCCAGTGTTGTAGTCCATGGAGTTTATCACCTCGTTTATTGTCGATTTCGTGGTTGTCGTGCTCGTCATCGACCCCTGGCTGAAGTTCGGGACCACGGGGACCGCCTGGGCAGGAGCAAGTGTGACAAATGCACCCGCCGCAGACAGGACAAACCAACGTATCGTCTTTCCAAAAAGGGTCATCACGAGGATCACTCACTTAATAGTCAACTCGGTAACAAATTGTCCAGTTGCCGTAGTACCTGCCCCGCCAGCGGTCAAACCAATTGTGTGACTGCTATCGATGGTACCTGCCAAGTCACCAACGGTGCCAGCAGCATTAGAAGTTTGATTGGAGAAGGCACTCACAGCACCTACAGTAGGAGCAGTGGTGATTACAGCATCAGCTTCGGTGTAAGTAGCAGTGAACGAGAACGCTTCGCCTGCAGTTGCCTGGGTGGCGGTGATGGTACCTGGATCATAGATTCCATCGGTGATGCTACCAGTAGTCAGAGCATTGGAGTTTGTTCCGTCTGATGTGGTAACATTATTACCTGTAATACTGTAGGAGTTTCCAATTCTAGTTGCCTGCGTTGCCGCAGAGTTGACCGTGAGTTGGACACTCGATTGAATTTTATGAATGCTGTCTGCATATGCCGCTGGTGCAGCGAACGATGCTAGCAGCAATAGAAATGACAGTCTTTTCATTGGTTTCCATAGCTTACCCTAATTTATATATGCTGAAGAGGGCTTGACAAAACTTTGTAAAAGCATATATACTTTTGTAGTAACATTTCTTTACAACAAAATGACTGTCACAACCAACGAATTTGGTCAGAACAATATGTTCGCCAAAGAACCACAAATGGTGGTTGAGGACTACAACCGTAAGGGTCTGTTTTCGCCAATGCAGTACCGTGAAATGTACAACGGTCGCTGGGCGATGATGGGCGTGGTCTCGGGGTTGATTTCTTACGCAATCACTGGTAAACTTTTCTTCGGTATTTTCTGATCCAAAGAATGAAGTTTACGCAAGAGGACCTCTGGGCAACAATGCAAGACCTTGGTTGGGATGCATCTGATCCATTAGAGATTCAGATTGGTGGCACCTCGGTCT